GCCTGTAGGACTGCATGATGATTACGTAATGAGTAGGGCAATAACAACCCACGCACAAAAAACCATGAAGAAAAAAGGCGTTTACAATATTAGTTAGTATATTTACCCTACAACATTAATATAAATTAAATTACATTATTAAGTATGATACCAAAAGATTGGAGCGGAATTAATATAAAGCAATTTGTACAGTTGTATCCAACGTTTAAGACTGGAGATATGACAAACACACAGATTATAGATAACAAGATTAAACAACTATCTATAATCAAAGGTATTAGTTTAAAGGAGGCGGAGTTATGTACTACTATAGAAGCTAACAAAGTTAAGTTATTAATGGAGACAGAGTTACCTACTAGAATAAGGAAACATTTTAAGATCAACGGTATAACATATAGATTTAATATAAATGCTAATGAATTAGATAGTAGTGGTTATGTTGGGATTATGAACTCAATTAAAGATGACCCTATTAGAAATATGCACGCAACCATGTTTAATCTAGCTACGCCTGTTAAGTATTCATGGCTTAGAGCAAAGTTTATTCCTTATGAGTTTAAGCCATCAGAGGTTGAGGAGAGAATGGAGGATTTTAAACGTATGCCGATTAATATCGCTTACCCTATAGGTGTTTTTTTTTTGAATCTCTCAAAGAACTTAATACCCGTTACGGAGGACTATTTGAGGGAGAGTCTAATGAAGATGAACCAAGAACTAAAAGAAACAAAGGAGGATTTGCTAAGTATGGATGGGCAATAACTATAGAGCATCTTATAAAAGAATTAGGAGTAACACCTAGTGAAGTTTATAATATGCACGTACACGAGTTTTTATATTGGTGTACGTATTACAAAGATAAAAACGAGGAGATAGAACGGCAGAGAGAATTACAAAAAATGAAAAGCAGATAGATGGCATTAGATGATAGTTTATTAACGTCCACAGGTCAAGGGGTAAATCCTTTTGAAGCAACATTAGACCAATGGAATAATGAGACTATTAAACTATTACAAAAGTCATTAGATGAGAAAGCAAGTACAGGAACAAGCCAAGCGTTAAGGCAATCAATAGAACCACAAGCAATTAAGACAACTGACAACGGTCTAAGCGTTGAGATTGTAATGGAGGATTATTACAAGTACATTGACCAAGGAGTGCAAGGGGTAGGCGGTGAAAAGAAAGGAGGTGGCATATTCGAACAGGTTGCCCCGAACTCTCCTTTTAGTTATAAAGAGGGAAACAAGCCAAGTGCGGAACATTTTAAACAATGGGCATTAACTAAGAATTTAAACCCTTTTGCGGTTAGAGAGTCAGTATTTAGAAAGGGTATAACGCCTAATCATTTTTATAGTGATGTAATGACTGAACAATGGATTGATGTTTTAGTAGATAGATTAGAAAAGGTAGGAGCTGGAACAGTAGAAATATTAATAGTAAATAGTATAGAGAATGGCAATAACAATTAAGACAGATTTAAAAGACTATTCCCCTGTCTATAATGATATGACGGTATCAGTTGATTCAACCAATAAATTAAATACATCATTTAGATACATATTTGATTTGTATATTACAGGCGTTGCAGGATTCACTAGATTTAAAGTAGATGGTGAGCCGTCTTTAGCTTATGGTATATTTGACTTTCATAGAGCAATTGAGGAACACGTTAAGGCTTACATATTAACTTTAGACCCTGCAGGTTTTACTGGTGCTTTTACTCAGATGATAGAAAGTATTATAGAGTATCAAATTAAATACGGTGAGGAGTATGATGTTGCAGGAACTATTACAGAGTTTCCTGATTTATTAGTAGGGAGTAATAAATACGCTTATGAAAGTTCTTTGCCTTATGATGAATGGGTAGACTTTGATTTTGACGACATAGACTTAAATGTTAACGGTAAATGGTTAACCACAAATAAAGACACTAATAAAATAGACTTTGATACGGTTGCTTATAGTGGTGTGATTACCTCAGATGAGACAGTCCCCGAATATTTAGAGATTAAAACATACGACAATACTGGAGCATTATTAGGAACTTGGCAGGCTCAAAATATTTTACCCTCAACATATCAAGGTAAAATGTTATTAGTTGCAACGGGCACTTTTAGTCTTAATCAAATTGTTACGGGTTTAACTTTAGGGGTTCAACCTATTATTATTCCAACTGTAGCAAGTTATACACTACAAGTATTAGACTCTGTATTTTCACCCGTTACGGGATTATTAACATACACTATTCAAGAACAATGTAACTATACTTTGCAGAGGTTAATGTTTGAAAATAAATACGGGGCATTTGATGGATTTACTTTTGATTTAGTAAGTAAAGAAACTAATAATATACAAAGGAAGAGTTTTAAATATAACCCTACCCGAATAGATGGAGCAGGTAATTTATTGTATAATCATGCAGACCGTACTAATGTAGATTACTTAATTAAGTCTAGTAAAGAAATTACACTTAATGCTGATTGGATTACAGAGGAAGAGTGTTTATGGTTACAGGAATTAGTGGAGAGTCCTGAGGTGTATTTACAAGGTATTACATCAAAGGGAATACATCAACTATATTCTATTAAGGGAATTAAAGCAAATTCATACCCAATAAAAACACAAAAGGTTGACGGGTTGTTTAATATTGATGTAATTATTACATTATCAAATGAGAACTATAGACAACGAAAATGATAAGAGAGCAATTATTTATAGATAATATTGAGATACCTTTAACGAGTTCTTTAAATCCTTCATTGTCTTTTAGTATCTCAGACGTTAGCAAACCCGATAAAAGAAAATCAAACCACAGTAAGACCGTTAAAATACCAAATAGCAAGATAGCTAATGGTGTTTTTGGTCATGCCTTTGAGATTAATTTAGTAGATGGAAGTTTTGACACTTCTAAAAAGGTTGACATGGTTTATCTTGCTGGGGGTCAGGTTATATTAGAGGGTTATGCTAGATTAAAATCAATTGAAACTACCGACAACGTAGACATAAATTATAACCTAATTCTTATGGGTGAGGTTGCTAATTTATTTAGTAAGGTTAAAGGTAAAGTTCTTGGAGATATAGATTTAAGTGAGTACGACCATCCTTTAGATGATGGAGCTGTTACAGATAGTTGGGCAACTCAAATACTACAGAACGGTATATTGATACCATTCCAATTAGGTAGGGGTTACGTTTACCCATTGATTGATTACGGATATACTAATAATCAAATTAGTTATGATGTAGAGGAATTGTCCCCAGCTATTTACGCTAAAGAATACTGGGATAGAATATTTAATACAGAGGGATTTACTTATACGAGTGCATTTTTATCATCTACTTTTTTTAAAAGTTTGATTATACCGTCAGACCCAACAATGTATAATTTATCTGATGCAGATATTACAGCCTTACAATTTGGGGTTAATACCCCTCTAATGTTTGATACTGGTACAGTTAATTCAAATAACTTACCTAAAGAGTCGCAGTCTTCTAGTGTGGTCGTTAGAATGACAAATGATGTTACAGACCCGTCAGGACTTTATAATAATGTTACAGGAGAATATACACTAACATCTAACGGGATATATAATTTGAATATGTTGTTAGATATAAATACAACATTCACGCCTGATAATTTAGTAGCAATAACAGAGGCAACAAGTGGTATAAGGGGAACGGTTTCTTTAGTATTAAATGGAGGTACTGTAATAGACCAAATAGATTTTACAATGAATCCACACGGTCAAAGTATAGGTGTTAAATCTACAAGTCCTACACCCTCATCACCTGACCCTGATTATTATTACATATCAAACGGAAATAGATTTAATCGTAATCAGTCACCCCCTGATAGATACCAATTGAACGCAACGGGTATTTATCTAAACGTTGGAGATGTTGTTACAATAGAATATACAGCAGGTTTTTACAAGGATAGCGGTGCGCCTGATTACTTTGATTTAGTTATTGGTGGTAGTGTAGATGGTGAGTCTTATATTACTATGGCTGTAGGTTCGTTTAGTAATGTATCTTTAAATCAATCTGTAGGACTTAATAATACTGTTTTAATAAATAAGGCTATTCCTTTCAACTACAAACAAACAGACTTTTTATTAGACATTATTAAAATGTTTAATTTGCAAGTGCAACCCGATAAGAACTTAAGAAATAATTTTATAATAGAGCCACATGATGACTATTATTTAACTTCTACTGTTAGAGATTGGAGTGAGAAACACGCAATTAATAAACCGTTTACTTTAACACCTACGGGCAAATTAAAGAATCTTACATACTAATTTGGTTACAAGGAAGACAAAGACGAATATAACCAAAGGTATTTAGACCAATGGCAAGAGAATTACGGATATAGAGAGGTAACAGCTATTAATGATTTTCTTAAAGGAACTTATAAAACTGAATTAACAATTAGTCCTACCCCTTTGGTTGGTGAGCCTAATAGCGAAATAGCAATACCTAGAATTATAAAACTAGACTCTAATAACCAAGCATTACCAACTAAATTTAATAGACGTATTTTGTACTATGGAGGTTTATTAGGTAATCCAAACGGGGGAAACTTACTTACTCCTTGGAAATTAGATTGGGTTACAAATCCAATTCCTAATGGAACTAATCAATACACTTATCCTTACGCTGGTCACTTTGACGACCCGTACAGCGCGACATTAGATATTAATTTCGGATTAGTTAAAGAGGTTTATTATGATGATAATGTAGCGCCTATAGCGGTAACAAACAATAATCTATACAACGTTTATTATAAGAATATGATGGAGGGTATATTAGACCCTAACGGTAAAACGTTTGAAGGAATGTTTCATTTAACGCCTAGTGATATTTACTCTTTTAGTTTTAGAGATTTGTTTTACCACAACAATACACATTGGAGGTTAATGGAAATTAAAAACTATAACCCAACGTCTGACGAATTAGTTAAGTGTGTATTCCAAAAGAGTAGAGATATAATTCCATTTGTACCTATTAATGTTCCTGTATTGGGAGGTGAAGAACCTATTACAAAGAGTAATATTATTATAGATGACTCAGAACAACACCCAGTAAAAAACAAATCACAATTTAACCAGTCAGACGAAAACAACTACAACGATAAAACTACAGTTGTAACAGGTCAAAATAATTATGTAAATAAGACTGCTGAGAACATTGAAATATTAGGGAGTGATAACACAGTAAGCTCTAGAGCAAATGATATAAGGCTAGTTAATTCTGATAATAATTTTATAGGTGCAGGAGTTCAAAACGTTACATTAATTAATAGTGATGGACTTACTATTACTGAGTCTGATGTTGTTTATATTGACGGTGTACAAGTAGAAGGTACAGACCATCAAAGCGGATTTAAAACAATAGACGCAGGAGAAACATATACTATAAAAGAAAATAAGCAAATGACTAACTGGAATAAGTTAACAAATAACGGAACTCTGAAAATAGATGGAGATTTAATATTAAGATAATATGGCAATTTTAGACATGGGTACAGCCCCAGCCTCAACAATAGGCAACCCAACAGCAGGAAACTATTTTATATTTTTAGATAGTGATAATAGTGATTTATTAACTAGTAGAGATTCTCTAGGTGTGGATACTGTTTACGGCTCAGGTGTTGTGTCCGTAAAGAATAGTATAGAGATAGATGCGGGAGACTTACAATTAGTTGGAGATGTATTAACTCCAGGCAGTACTAAATATTATGGTACTGATAAAACAGGTACTAGGGGCTTTTATTCTTTTCAAAATTTTAATGTTGATTTGGATAGTGCGGAGGCATCTGTTATTAGAGTAGTTGCGGGAGGTCGTACAACTTGGACTGTTACACATAATTTAAATAGTTTAGATTTATCTGTAGAAGTATTTAGAATTTCAAACGGTAGAACATCTAATCTAAGAATAGATAGGACAGGAGTTAATACGATAGAAGCTAGTAGAGCAGGAACTATTGCAGATGGTACATATAGAATAATAATAAAATAAAATGACAATAGACGACATATTAAAAATAGTAAGTTTAACACAAGCGGAAATTAATGCGCTTAGTGATAAAGATGGTTTATATAAAAATTCAGATACTGGAAATATAGAATATAACGGCTCTGATGTTGGTGGGGGAGGAACGCCCGAAGCAATGGAGATAATAAACGTTTCTTCAACTGATGTAAGCACCTCAGTAAATCAAGCTAGTCCAAGTGTTTTAAATTGGGATGTTGAGACTGAAAAAGATGCAGGTTTTACACATGACAACGTAACCAATAATAGTAGGATAGAAGTAGGTTCTGATGGTACATATAAGATTAGTGCTAATATTAGAATGGAATCAGCAGAACAAAGAGCGCAATTTGTGGCTAAGATTTTAATAGATGGAGTAGTACAACCACAACCCTATGGTAGTTCTTACATTCGTAATAGTGGTAACTCTTCTGATTTTTGGACTTGTATCGTAAACCCACCACCGTTAAAACTTACAGCGGGTCAATATGTAGAAGTTCAAATACAAATAGAAAGCCAAATAACAACAGCAATAACTGGTACATTTATAGGTACGGGTTCTAGTTTTTCAATGATTAATCTACAAGGTACTAAAGGAGAAAAAGGAGATACTGGAGCAGGTTCAAACATTGTAGTAAAAAGAAACGGCGCAACAATTGGAACGGTAACAGATGTTATTAATTTTATAACAAGTCTAACCATTACCGATTCGGGAAGCAATGAAACCGAAGTTAATTTAGGTGATATGCTAAAAAGTGTTTATGATACTACTGGAGTTAACGCTGATGCTTTTGATTATGCTAATGCTATTGGGTTAACCCAAGTTACTGGAAATATAATAACTGAAAATATTACATCTGATGAAGACAATTACAATCCTACTAATTTTTCAACTTCAAATGTATTAAGATTAAACCCAACAGGGCAGAGAGATATTACAGGTTTTGACGCTCCACCCGTTGGAGTTGATAGAATAATAACAATAGTTAATACAAGTAGCACCAACCAAATAAAATTTAAAAACAATAGCTCTAGTTCTCTATCTTCAAACAGAATATTAATGCGAGATAATGGAGACAAGGATTTAAAAAAGCAAGATAGTTGCCGTTTTTGGTATGACCATTTAAGTAGTAGATGGAGACCTTTCGGAGCAGGAGCGCATTAATTAATTAAATTACACCCTATGAAATTTTATAAAGAAGATAACGAAGCAATACCAGCTATTTTATTTCAAAATACAGTACCAGCTGGATTTACAGAAGTAACAGATGAAGCGGAACTAAAAGATTTGTATATTGAAAAATATAAACAACAACAAATAGATGGAGAAGATTATTACTCAGATTTTCAAGCAAGTTTGTATTTAGATGTTTTAAATTTAACTTACACAGAGTTAGAGGTTTTTACATTTGAATCCTACACCAATGAGTTAAGCAGTCAAATAAGATTAGGTAACTGGTTGACAGCTAAAACAACCTGCTCAAATCTTGCTATTAGTGGTATATTTGACCAAGTTAAAAAAGATGAAATACAGCTATACATAGATAACTACGTATTAAATAATTATTAAATAGGTAATCAATGGCAAAGGAAGCAACTATAAAAATAAATCTTGAAGACGGCAACGCAGACAAGACATTAAAAGACTTAAAGAAAGAAGTTGACGCGGTTGATAGTTCCGTAGATAATCTAAACAAAGATTTTAAAGAGGGTCAAGAACAATCCGCAAAGAGTACTATTTCCCTTAAGACTCAGTTAAAAAACTTAAAGGATGAGATGGTACAGTTAGACCATAACTCTCCTGAGTTTAAGCAGATGGCTTTAGAGGCTGGTGCAATGGAGGACAAGATAAAAGATGTTGACGCACAAGTTAGAATCTTATCATCTGACACTAGAGGTTTAGACGCTTTAATAGGGGCAGGACAAGCAATAGGTGGAGCGTTCCAAGCATCACAGGGTGCTATGGCTTTATTTGGTCAAGAAAACGAAAAGGTACAAAAGGCAATTCAAAACGTTATTGCAGTACAGGGAATTATGAACGGGGTTATGTCCGTGTCTAATGCTATTCGTAAGGAGTCTGTAGTTGGTCAGAAACTACTAGCGTTGTGGAATGGAATTGTTACGGCGGCTCAATGGCTTTGGAATGCGGCAATGACAGCTAATCCAATTGGATTAATTATCGTAGGCGTAGCCGCATTAATAGCTGGTATTATTTTACTTGTTAAGAACATTGATAAGGTAATTGAGTTCTTTAAAGACTGGACAAATATATTGTTTTTAATGCTCGGTCCCATAGGATGGTTAATATTAGGATTCAAAGCGTTAAAGGATGAGACTGAGGATTTAGAATCTAAGAGAGCAAAACAAGCCAAGGCAGAAAACTCACGACATAGACAAGCGTTAAAAGACATTGACAAATTACGTAAGAAAGAAGCACAAGCACACGCAGATAAAATTACTGCAATTGATTTAGAAATTGACCGACTAGAGGCAGAGGGTAAGAGTTCATTTGCTTTAAAGTTACAAAGGTTAAAAGATATTCGAGACGAGGAACAGGCAATCTTAGATAGTAATAATGATAAGTTACAAAGCTGGATAGAACACTATCAGAATTTAGCACGTATTCAAGGTCAATCAGACGAGCAATTTAAAGAGAGTTTAAAGGCGCAAGGTATTGATTTAGATAGTATGCTTAACCAAGTACTAAAGAATCAAGAGAAACAGAAACAGGCTATCTTTTCAGCCAACACAGAGATAATTGCATTAGAGAGAGAACACGCAAATAAATCTAATAAGATTAATAAAAAGTCGTCTGATGATAAAGTTAAGAATAAAGAAAAAGAAACAGAACGATTAAGAGCGCAAGAGGAGAAAGCATTTAACGCATTTCTAAGAACTAAAGAGAAAACAGAAAAAGAGTTTTTAGATAGTCAATTAGAAGCAGAGCAAAGAGAAATAAACGCCGTAGATGATAAGTATTCTACATTAATAGATAAGGCAATTAATTATGGTGAAGATACAGCCATACTAGAAGAGGCAAGAGAACAAGCGTTATTCGATATTAGACAAAAATATGTAGAGGAACAAAAGGCTAAAGATAAAGAGACTGAGGAAGAAGAAAAAGCAAGAGCAGAAGCAAAATTACAAAAGCAATTAGAGGACATTGATAGGGTTGCAGAACGTGCTAATGAGATAATAGGTATAGTAAGTAATATACAAACATTAGCAAACTCAGCGGAACTTAAACGAATAAAGGAAAAACAAAAGGCAGGGGAACAGTTAAGCCGTGCCGAAATGAAACGTTTAGTTAATGATGAGAAACAAAAGAGAGCTTTAGCAGTAGCAGAGATAGCAATACAAACGGCGGTGGGAATTGCCAAGGCTGTAACGGCTGGAGCAGGTTTACCATTCCCCGCAAATATACCCGCTATAATATCAGGAGTCTCAGCAGTTTTAGCAGGTGTAGCAAGTGCAACAAAAGTACTTAACGCACCATTACCTAGTTTTGATAGCCCAACCGCTGGAGATGTATCAGGAAGTTTAGGAGGTGACACAGCACAGAACGCCCCTAATATTAATTCTAATCAAAGCGGTAGTACTTTATTAAACCCCGAACCTACACAGGTTTACGTAGTTGAGTCAGATATTACTAATTCCCAAAACGGGGTTAATGTAATTGTTGAGGAGGCTACTATTGGATAATTAAATAATTTTATTATATTTGTAACAATTGAATTGTTATCATTTTTTAATTATGTTTATTAAACCCTTGGATTAATTTCTAGGGGTTTACTTGTTTTAATACTAAAAAGTACAATTACTTAATAATTTTTACATTGTTAAGTATGGAGGTAATTGAACTAACTTTAACAGAGGGAACGGAATTAGATTTTCAAATTGCATTGGTAGATAATCCAGCTATTGAATCTGATTTTATGGCGTTCAAAAAGAACCACCAATTCAAAGTAATTTCAGAAGACAAACGTATAGTATCAGGTTTTGCTATGATGGCAGAAAAGCCTATCTATAGGCGTGATGATGACGGTAGAGAATATCATGTTAAGTTTACTGCTGAATCTGTTAAGAATATAGCAGAGCAATTTTTCAAAAATAATTTATCTAATCAGACTAACGCAATGCACCAAACGGATAATTTCCTTGAGGGTGTTTACGTGTTTGAATCATTTTTAATAGATAAGGATAGAGGTATTAACATACCTAAAGGATATGATGAAGCACCTGAGGGCAGTTGGTTTATATCTATGAAAGTAGAAAACAACGAAGTTTGGAAAAGTGTAAAGGATGGAACTTTTAAAGGGTTCTCAGTAGAGGGTGTTTTTGACCAAGCAGAAGAAAAATATATTAGTGATTTAAAAGAATTTGTAAAAAGTTTATAAATAAAAACAAAGATGAAAGAAGAAAAAATAATATTTCAAAAGATGAAGGATTATTTCTCTAGTACTCCCGAATTAGAAAAACTGGATGTAGTAGAAAAAGAGCCTAAATCGGAAGAGGTAAAAGATAAATTTGAGGAAGTTACTTTGGCAGATGGTGTTACTATTGTAAACATTGAACCAGCTATTGAGCCTAACGCATCTATCACAACAACAGCAGAAGACGGTACATTAGTGCCTATGTCGATTGGTGAGTATGAATTAGCGGACGGTAGAATTATAGTTGTAGAGGTTGAAGGTGTTATTATGGATGTGCAAACTCCAACAGGTGACGAAGAGCCTGTAGAAGAAGAGGAAGAGTTAGCAAATGATAAGACCGCAGAAGCAGACCAAAAAGTACGCAAGGTAATTGAATCAATTGTAAAAGAATCTGTATTTAGTTTGAAGGAGGAATTAAAAGCCGAGTTTCAAAAGAAGTATGATTTCTTACATGACAATGACGGTGAACTGTTAAAACATTTTGCTGAATTAAAAAAGGTGATGGGTGAATCCTTAGAGTTCTTATCGAAAGAACCTACAAAAGAGCCTATTAAAAAGAAAAAGAATGTGTTTCAAAAAGAAGAAAAAAACATATTTGTAAAACAAAAAAAACAATAAATTATGGCATTTGATGTAACAGCCTTAACGGCTTATATTGAGGATATGGATTTTCCATTGATTGCACAAGTACAAGCTACTGGTGGTCTAGCGGAATCTGTAAACATTCAAGCAGGAATTAAAGGAAGTTCTAATTTACAAATCTTAGACTCTGATGTAGTATTCGGAGCAGACGGTTGTAGTAGAACTCCAGCAGGAACAACAACATTAACACAAAGAACTATTACAGTAGGGGCTATTGCAATTAGTGAGGATTTATGTGTTAAAGATTTAATTGGTTACTGGACTCAGCAACTAATGAAACAAGGAGCAAACACAGAAGCGGAAGTCCCTGGAGAAATTGAAAGACTTTGGTTAGATACTAAAATGAATAAGTTAAAGAATCAATTAACTATTTCAGATTTCCAAGGTGACACAGCGTCAGGTACAAATAACCTTTCATATTATGATGGTTTACTTAAGATTGTAGATGCTGATGTGTCTGTTATTGACGGTAACACAGGAGCGGTAACAGTAGCAACTGGTATTACAACTGCAAACGTATTAGCAATTTTAGATGATATGTGGTCAGCAATTCCTGATAATATCTCAGAGGAATCTGATTTATCTTTATGGATGCCTACAAGTGTTTACAAGAAATATGTAATCGCATTAAAGAACGCTAACTTATTTCACTTTAAAGGTGAAGATGGTATAGAGACTTTATATGGTACTGACTTAAGAATTAGAAAAACAGTTGGTTTACCTGGAACTGCAGGAGTAGAAAGAATGTTAATCGCTAGAGATTCAAACATTACTATCGGTGTAGATGGAACAGGTGACGAGGATGCAGTTGACGTAAGAGTTAACCCAGCAACTAACAAA